ATGAAAAAACCTCTTTTGGCCTTGCTACTTGTCGCATCTCAAAGCGCCTTCGCAGACAAAATCCCAGACTCTATTGAGAATCTCATTGCTGTTTACGATACAAGATCGCACAGCCTGGACAATGGCGAGCTAACCATTAAATACAGCAAACCAAAATTATTGATAGATGCCGCTGAATCACTTTTCAGTGGCATTTGCAATGATTACTTTATGAACAAATGGAAGCCAGAGACGATTAAAAAAATCACTCTGTTAAATGTTTCCCATGACCAAGGTTTTAGGATTAATGGCGGTGGAGTTGAATGTAAAAAAACTGGCTCCATGGAAAACGAAAAGGCACGCGCTTACAGAACCAGTTTGATTGAACCTCTGCAATAAACTTTTGTTACGTTAAAAGTTCATATGCCCCTGCCCGGCGGCAGTGGGGTGCGGCGGGGCATTATCAATAACTCCAGGTGTCATGATGTATCGCACTACGGTTTCATGAGTGATGAAGGTGGTTCCGCAATTAATGTTCTGGCACTGACAGTAACGCTCTTTTGTCTGATCCGTTACCCGAAAGCTACTCCGCGTATGCGCCGCGTGGCCGCACTTTGGACAATTCATCATTACATTTATCTCCCGCCCCGCACATTTCAATCACATAATGATACACATAACTTCCATTTTGTGAACCTAATCAGCTCATTTCTAAATCATCAATCTTCACTTCCAGTTCGATGCTGGTCGTAAATCCGCTATCCGGGTTGACCGTGTGCGTTAACGTTGTGATGGTCCATTCCGCATCATCAATGGGCTGTTTAAAACCGCTGACCTTAACGGGCATTTCTGTATACAGATCCGCGCGGCCTTCTGCCAGCTGGAGAGAAAATGTCGCCACGCCGCGCTGCAGCCGCTCCCAGTTCATTTTTGCTGCCCGTTCTGCATTACTGCGGTTCGCATAGGTACGGTTCAGAACCAGCACATTCTCATCTGTTCCGACCAGGTAATCCCCCTGCTTTGCTTCCGGCTCTTTGGGTTTTGTCGTCCTCCGGCGGCGCTTCACCTTTGCAGTTTCTTTCTTTTCCGGTTCCCGGGTATGCAGCCAGTGAGCGATAACACCCGTATATGCTCCCCTGTCAGCCAGGCTAAACCGGTGACTGTCTCCATCCTTACGGGTAATAGTGATGACCGGCAACGGTTTACCACTTGCTGTTTTCCCCTGCCCCTGCCGGATAAACAGCAGATTACCGTCCTTGACTGAGGCAATCGCGCCATACTGCCGCGCCAGCTTCATTAAAAAGCTGGCGTCGCTTTCGTTGGTCTGGTCCAGGTGATCCAGCGCCATCGCAGCAACATCATTTCCTATAGCAACTTTAAGGTTGTGCCGTGCGGCAATGTCTTTCACCACATCGCCCACCGTCGTTTTGTGCCAGGACTTCTCACGCCGGACATTCAGCGTTTCCCTGAAATCAGCACTACGGGCACGGATTGTCAGCCTGTCCGGGCTGCCGCTATGCTCTATTTCGTCAACGGTAAACTTACCTTTTGAGTACAGCGGCTCGCCTTTCCATCCCAGCGCCAGAGAAATCACTGCGCCACGACGCGGCATAATTACCAGGCCGTCGGCGTCGTCCAGCTCCAGATCAAGCTGGTCAGCTTCAAATCCGCGGTTGTCGGTCAGTGTCATACCCAGCAGACGTTTATCCAGCGTCTGCGTGGCATCTTTGCCTTCAATCACGATCCGAAAGGCCGGGGTCTTGCTTCCGAGGTTGAGTAAATCAGCCATCTCGCTCACTGCAGCAACCCTCCTACCGTGGATCTGATGTTCCCTACTGCGGCGGCGGCAGAATCCTGCAGACTGCTAAGCTGATCACTCAGACTGCCGAACATTTCAGACAGGGACTCATCCACCCGTTTAAGCCCCAATGAAAACTCTATTTTCCTGGCTTCTCCACTGGCGAAAAATTCCGTTTTCGTCTGGTTAAGGCTCTCAATCACATACATGCCGTAGATAGTCCCACCACCCTCGATCAGCGGCCACGCCTTCCCCTGCTCTGCCATCAGCTCCAGCGCCAGCAACGACAACCGGCCGCCGGTCACTTCCGGCATGAGGACGCCGGAGAGCGTCAGCTGATCGTTATCTGGCCCCAAAAATTGCGTTGTCGGACGGCGATTAACGCGGTTGTTGGTCACATGGCGCCAGTTCCGCTGATACTGCAGTTGCTGATAGGGAACCGTGCGCAGCTGAAACACAAACAAGCCCAGGACCATCATCATGAATCGTACCCCCCTTGATCACTGAAATTGCTGCGGGCCTTCGCCTTCATGCTTCGCTCGCGCGCATCAAGCTGCCGTGCAACTTCCTGCGCAATATCCTGCGCACTCTGTCCGGGCAGAGCCTGGATAATAATTTGCGCATGGGTTTCAAACTGGAATACAGGCTGGCTGCCTGCTGGCTTATCAGTTACAGGACGGTATGAAGCTGCCGGCAGACTCATGGGATGAAGCGGGGCGGCCTCTGCTGGCATTGCTCCCCCCATCATTCCGGCGACTACGGACGCCAGCGCGGCCGTTCTCCTGCGGCTGGTCACATAGGCCGGACCGTTAATCAGCTCCGGGCCATTCTCGCCAGCAATACCCACCTGTCCACGTGGAATATAACCACCGCTGTCATACATCCCCGCGAAAAATCCTGGGGTCTTTTTCTGCGGTGAGGCGCCCTGCGAATTATCGCCGCCGGTCATCCAGTCCGGCAGGTAGCTTTTGACCGATGCCAGCTTGCTCTTAAGCGTTTCCCATTTCTCATTGATACCGCTCAGGATGCCGTCAATGATCGCCCCGCCCACCGCTTTAAATTTTGCGGGCAGCGCGGCAACATCACTCAGAATTTCATCCCATTTGCTGCTTATGGTCTGCTTAATCACAGCCCAGGCTACTGACACCCCTGACGTGATGGCATCCCACAGTGCTTTAAACTTCGGCCCCAGCGTTTCCCAGTTCTGCCAGATATAGATGGCTCCCATCGCAATCAGGCCAACTATCGCCAGAATGGGGTTAGCCATCATCAACCGGCCTAACCAGATGACCGCCTGGCCTGCGCCGCCAATTACTCTTGTGACCAGACCAAACGCAGAAGCAAATTTAAGCTGGAGAATGCCAGCACTTACCCGCACTACCGCCATAGGTCCCAAAATGGATGCAAGGGCCAGTGACACCACACCCGCTGCGGTAGCTACCACGGCAAACACGGCCGCAATTTTAAATAGCGCCGCCGTCAGTTGCGGATGACGCTTCACAAAACCATCCAGCGCGGACGCCAGATTACCCAGCCAGTCCGCAATATTTTTCAGCACCGGCGCGACGGTTTCACCGATGCTCGCCATGGCGTTGGTAAAGGAGCCGCCAGCGGCTTCCCATTTGTTGCCTAGGGTATTAAGCGATGCTTCGACGCGCTCGCGCAGGGTAGCCTGGTTCTCCAGCTTCGCTACTGTTTCACGATAACCATCAATACCTTTTTGGATCATGATATCCAACGCCTGCAGCGTTTCTGAATCATTGCCAAACAGGTCTTTTTTTGTTGCCATCTGCCTCTCGGGAGTAAGTTTGCTCAGCTTACTTAGCTGGACATACATATTTTCCAGCCCACCAAATCCTCCCTTACCATCAGAAAAATTAAACTTAATGCCGGTCCCTTTTAGATCATCATTAACAGCTTTAATTTTCTTTGCATCCAGGGCAGCCTGGAATATTTTCCGATACGCATTCCCAGCAGACTCCCCGGCCATACTTGCCTGGTCGGCCATAACCAGCAGTGGGGCAAAAGTTTTAGCTGCATCTATCCCTTTTTTATTTAGGATACTCATCGCGCTACTAATTTTTGAAAAACCCTGCAGCATATTCCCGGGGTCTACGCCCGCATAAAAACCACGCTGGATAAGATCCATCAGGCTCATCATGTCTTTTTCGGTGGTCTGCGTGGCGTCCTGCAATTTTGCGGCAAACTCTGCCGCCTCCGTCGGCGCCATTTGCAGCTGCACGCCAAGGTAAGCCGCCGACTCACCCAGCCCGCCCAGGATAACCTGCGCTGACATCCCCTGACGGCGTAACATGGTCATCATGTTCTGAAAATCTGCCGTGGTACCGGGCAACCGGTCCCCCAGGGCAATCGCCAGCTTGTTCAGCTTCAGGAACTCAGGCGCCACCTTTCCGCCCGGTCCCATCATTGAGCCTGCCAGCTGGTTAGCGGCGTTCTCTGATTCCGAGTAGGCGCGAATGGGCGCCAGCAAGGTCGCGCCCGTTGTCACCCCGGCCGCCATCATCCCGGCCCCGTTCCCCGCCAGGCTGTTACGCACGTCGCGCATCTTGTCAGCTTTGGCCCTGATCGCATTCAGCTTACGCTGGCGCTCGCCCACGTCCCGCAAGCGCCGCTCCTGCTCTGCCAGCTGCTGGTTATAGCGATCCGTTTCGCGGGTAATTCTGGCCGTTTCACGGGCGCCACCGCCCGCAGAGATGCCAAGGCGGTACAGTTCCGCCCTGGCTGCAGCCATCTGCCGCGTTTCCTGCCCCTGCTTTTGTTCCAGGCGTGATACGGCGCGCCATTGCGCCTCAAGCGCCTGCGTCTGTTTTTTCGTGGGGGATTCGAGCGCTGCCAGCTCGCGCGTCATCATCTGCGCACGCAGCCTCGCCTGGTCCAGCTCGTTGCTGGTCCGGTTCAGGCTCTGTGAGAGTTGATCAAAAGATTTTAACTGGCTCCCCGCGTCGTTAAGCCGTTTAAGCTGATCACGGGTCTGCCGGATGCCGGAGGCCAGCTCCTTCGAGCCAGCCAGCGCATTTTTTAAAGGGCGGGTGAGTTTATCAACCGCATTCAGAACCACCTGCAGGCGCAGGTTTTTATCACTCATCGCTGGCCCCGCTACGCATTATCGCTCTGTGCCGCCACTCCAGCACTTCCGTCAGCGGCATAACGTCAGTGACGGACGGCGGCCAGTGAAAGATCGTGGCGATATCCGCCACCAGGTCATCTACCGTCAGGCTGTCGGCAAATCGGCAAGTGCCGACTTCGGCAACAAAAAAAGGACCACCTCGACAGACATCGCGGCCAGGTCTGCCGGGTCGAGGTCCGCCATTTCCTGCGGGGTCAGCGTTGGTGTGGAGATGCGTGGGATCACGGTCATCATAGAGGCCACGTCCATCTCCATCACCGCCTGCAGTCGCGTACCGCGCAGCGCGCCGGATTGCGGCTTACGCAGCACAATTTCCGTAATCGTGGTATCACCGCGCTTAATCGGGCTATCCAGTTTCACCGTTGCTTCTGTTTTCTCACTCATGCTCTTTTCCTGTTATGGGTTGGCTGGCGCGACCTCGCGCGCCAGGAAAAAATTACAGACCGATGGCGTTACGGTGTTCTTCCATCAGGTCAACACCATCAACAATTTCAATCATGTTGATCGCATCGACCTCATAGAGCACTTCACCGTTAATGGTCAGCTTCGCGTAACAGTTAACGCTGCTGACTTTGGTGGAATTGCTCTCGCCGGTTTTCCACTCGCCGGAATCCACCTCTTTGTGGCGCCCACGGACGACCAGCTCAACGGCCTGCACTTCGCCGGTGTCGTCGCGCTGAATAGACCCGGTAAAGCGCAGCTGTACGCCGTCCACCGTGGCTTTGCCCATCTGTTTAAACAGAAGCGCCTCCGTACCGCCGATGGTCATTTCCGTATCCAGCGCGCCATCATCCAGCCCCAGATCAATACCGACTGAACCGGGCATACCGCCGCCGCGGTAGTTTTCCAGCTTGCGGGTGAATTTCGGCAGGGTGACGGATTCAGCAATGCCCATCCAGTTGTTACCGGCGTTAAAAATATTCAGGTGTTTTAACTTGCGTGGTAAGGCCATGGGTCCCCCTTATGCGCTTACGCGGGTGGTGAAATCCACCAGGTAACGGTCAGTGATGCGCTGGCGCAGCATCAGGTTTTCCAGTGGCGGCACTGGCGTATAGTCGTAGTCGATCCAGAGTTTCCCGGCTTTCAGCGTGTCTTTGTCATTCACACTGTCATCAATCCAGCAATCACCGCCGATGAGGTAGCCCTGATTTACCAGGCTGCGCATTTTGGCGCGGATACCTTCGATAATGTCGCGAGCAAGCGAAGGGTTAAGCGGCATGTCCACCGCCCACATATGCGCCTCCGCCATGGTGTCTGCCAGGACCTGCGCGGTACGGGTGTAGTTTTCAAACTGGAATAACGGGTCATCGCTGAGGCAGCGGGAACCCCAGAAGCGGAAACCATCCTTGCGGATCAAGGTGGTGACGTCGTTCTGGTTCAGCAGTCCGGCATCGGTTGCCGGGTCCTGCAGATCCCAGAACACATCCGCAGACAAGCCGGTTACGCCGTTGACGCCCACGTTAGACAGGGTTTTGTGCCAGCCGGTCTGCTCGTCGATTTTGGCACGCAGACCCAGCGCGCGGGCAGTGGCGTAGGCAGTCGCATCCGCCTGCAGCACGGTGTCAAAGTTGATGAAATCAGGCCAGATCAGCATCCCTTCTCGCTGACTGAAATTTTCGCGGTAGGCAATCGCTTCTTCCACGGTTTTACAACCGTAGGCAGACAGGTACGCAAAGCCGCGCAGGCTCTGCGCCACGCTTAACAGTTCAGTGGAAACAGCCTGCGTGTCATGACCCGGCACACCAAGAATGCGCGGCTTCACACCCAGCTGCGACTGCGCCGAAAGCAGCGCTTTGATGCCCGTTTTCTTACCGTCAGCGGTTACGCCGCCGATAATATTGGAGGTGGTTTCCGCTTCGGTGTCGCCCTGGGCAACACGCACAACTACGGTGACGGGTTTTGCCTGGTCTGCGATGGCGTCCAGTGAGCGGGCCAGCGTGCCGGACTCGCCCGCTTTGCCGCTGGCGGTCAGCACATCGGTAAGCAGAACCGGCTTATTGAGCGGGAACACAGAGGCATCGGCATCATCGCCGGTGCATACCATGCCCACAATCGCCGTGCTCACCGTCGTGATAGAGCGGGTGCCGTCGTTAACTTCAACAACACGCACGCCGTGGTGATAGTCTTGCGCCATGAATGAATCTCCTGTTTAGGGGTTCACCCATGGTAGGGAAATCATTCACCGCAAGCCGTTGATGGCCGTTGTACCGTCAATGGCACAACCGCAGACAGAAAAAAGCCCCTTATCGGGGCAGACTGATACCGGGATTTATCAGGCAACGCGGCTCCAGCACATCAGCAGCGTGTGAGATTCCACCACGCTGAACGATTTACTTTCACCGAGGCTGGCTGTTTTTCCGCTGGTCGAGTGTTTGTGCGGCGGGATCGTGACGCCATGCTGATGGTCTTCTGCATAGTCGGTATAGTTCCACCCCGTATATTTCTGGTTATCCGTTCCGTGTGTGGCATCCTGCCAGGTATCCCCCGGCGCCCCATCCCCTGCCCTGTGCCGGTGCCTTCCGTTGCCCGATGTCGTCAGCTCCTGCTGCCCCTGTTCGCTGGTTTCGCCGGTCACGTCAATCTGAACGGCGGGCAGGTTGGCCTGCTGAAGTGTGACGTTATCGCTACCGCCGGCCTGCCCGACGTTCGAACCGTCAGCCTTGCCGACGCGGATCGTTTTGTTTTCGCCGGTGTACACCCATTGCGACCACGGCCAGCGCTCATTGGGATTGAGGTTCTGGTTAAAAAAGCGGGTAGTTCCCACCGGGTTATCATCTTCCCAGAAATCTCGCTTAGCAGCGGTAATGGCATCACTGATAACCTGTTTAATATCCGTATTGAGGGTTCCCACAACCGTGTCAGCATAGTCTTTAGCCTCAGATTTCAACCGGTTGACTTCATCAACCGTTGCCAGCACCACTGAATAATCAGTTGTTAGCTGCACGCTGGCCGTATCGATTACTGCAATCCACAGATTGACAGCATGAAGCCGTCCCGCTCCCTGAGACAGCAGCGGCTTGTAAGACGGCGGTACATTTGCAACAGCAAGACATTCTCCCTCTTCATTGTACAACGCCGCTTCTCTTACCCAGAACCCGCCGACCTGGGGCGGGATAATCATCTCAGCCCTGATAACATTTTCGGCCTGGTCTGCTATCACCAGTCGGTTCAGCCGGGCGCGAAAAATCTCATTAATCAGCCCGTCAGCCTCTGTGCCTGGCTCCTGGACACTACCGTTTCCGTCACCCACGCCCATAAAGGCAATGCTGACAGGCGTTCCGTTCAGTGCCGCCAGAGCAATCGCGTCCAGTCCTTTTTTCGTCAGTACGGTACTAAAACTAGATTCAGACATAACCGGCTCCCTTGAATTCTGTATTACATGATTTCATAAATACTTTCCGGTCTGTTCAGAGAATATCGGGTAACGCATTGTTTTCAGAAATAATGGACTCAATCCCCTCAACAATAGAGAGTGGTGATTTTCTGACACCCACCCCCCCGCCATTTTTTACGGTGACCAGACCTGTTACTTTTCCCGACGCATTGTTTAGCCAGGCACATCCCGCCTGACTGGCTATAGTTCCTGCCGTATTGCCCGCCCTCATATTCCCGTCCATTATTACCGGGCCATACTCGGTGTCTCCGTATATGTCACACTGTGCAAATTCAATAGCCACCATCCCGCCAGAAATATTGTGGTTATACGTTCCGCCCCGGATAATCATTCTGGTTTTTTCATGATTCGATGCCCCCTGGGCTGATTGTCCTGGCTTGTCTCCGTTATAACTTCCGGTACAGCCATTAAGTATCATCAACCCCTCGCCACCGGCCGGGGAATGCTGCCCAAACCCGTCATTACTTATTCGCCGGGCTATAACACCGGTGCATTCAATGCGCTCATTCCTGCCCGTCCCGCCCACACCGGCATTAGCACAGTATTCAATTAACGAATCCCGGACACTCAGATATCCCGTACCTGCTGGCTGAGTCGAAAGACCGCAGGAAATACCGTTAATCATGCAATATCGAGCAACGGCATTACGCACAGTTAATAATCCAAACCCGATTGTCCCTACACCAAAATTTCGTTTTGAAATCTCTATTTTATGTAAATCTGGATGTGAACCGTCAGGAAGACGTACGTAAATAACACCGGCGGCATAACCATACTCCCCGACTCCTGGAACCGTCGGGGTTATTGTATTTTGTATCAGTTTTAAATAAAAATCATCGCGGTCAGCGACGGTTTCAGTCATTGTGGATACAACGACCTGCAAAACATCGGTATAGCCTATACTTTTCATATAAACAGGACCATTCCCGCCCCAGCCTGAATCATGTATTTCTGAACCGTAGATATGCCATGGTTCATCATCAACACCTGACAACACAACATCTTTTGATGTATTAAAAATAACTTCCTGCCGCAGCGGGTTGCTTTCAGGTGCACGGATTCTAATCTCATAATCTGCAAGACCTGAGCAAAGTTCGAGAGCCAGCGATAAATTATTCACCGGTTTATCTATGGATCCTGTTCCGGCTGGAGTTCCATTAACGGTATCCACATATAACGGGTTGGGCGGATAGCCCCGTAATACTGCAGGTACAGGAATAGCTGTTCGCCAGCTCTGGAAAACACTCATACATCGACCTTTGATAACCTTACTGCAAGTAAAACCATTGCAGTCGCTAACGTATCGTTTGCAGAGTCCCCGTTTCTCGTAATTCGGATAGTGGTATGCCTTGCCGGGTCTACGGGGAGATTTAGTGCAAGCTCAGTTTCGATACCAATATACGGTGTGGCATTTGCAGCTGCTACTGTACTGTAACCTGCTGGCGGCTTATTAAAAGATTCACCTTCGGCCCAGCTATGTACCTCGCCTGAAAAACTCACATCCCCATCATTTGCAATCAGATTTGACCAGACAAGAGATATTCTCATTCCTTCCCAATGCGATGGGAGATTAATTACTTTTGTTATGGATGATTTCGCACCATGCGATAGATGCCAACCCGCAATGCGTTGCGCAACCATACCATAAGTGGCACTCCCCGATGCAAGATCAAAGTCTTTCGCAGGGATAATAATAGAAGTAACAGCGTTAACCGGATCGGCATGCAATGAATTAATAGCCGTTCTGACTTGTTCCGCTATTTTCAAAGCGGAACCTGCAACAAGTTTAAGGTAGCGAGTACGGTTTGCGAGTGGAATACTCTGTGAGTTTGCCGCGCCCGTCATTCCACCTTCAACCTTCTGCGAGCGTGTGATTAGTGGAATATTATCTTCCCACTGCTCTTTCTCATTTATATTTCCCACAATCAACCCTCCGAAAAATTATTATTACCGTCATAGAAGATAGTCCCGTCATACATATAACTCCCATCAGGTTTATAACCCTTCGGATAAACTGTTATAACCTCACCGTCATATGACGCGGAGCCTCCCCACACCATTCCACGTATGCCGTTAGATAAAGTGAGCTGATATATGTGACGACTGACCGGTTTTGCATCGCCAATAATTCGCTCAAGTTCGGTAATCATCGGCTCGGTTATGCCTATTTCGTGGAGATCGATTTCAAGCCGGAATGTGCCTGCAGGGTCGGCCACCTCCCACCATTCCTCAAGGGTCATCGAATACCCCAGCCCCTCGATCACCCGCTTAACTGCCGCCACCGTTCCTTTGCGCTGATGGATCCAGAAAGCATCGCTGACCGCCTGCCGCTTAGCGGTTTCTGTCCAGGTCTCCTCCCAGCGGTCAACGGAGAAAGCCCAGGCCAGATACGGGAGAAACTTTTCCGGGCATTTCCACGGGTTCCACAGGTCACGCAGCGGTACGTTTAAATCACTGATACCTGAACAGGCTTGCGCCAGCCTGCGCTCCAGCGTAGACGACCCCGGCGGTAACAGGCTGCTAGTCATCAGAGCCACCAATTTCTGCTTTAAAATCGGTGCAATATGACGCCTGCGTTTTATCTAACACCATGTCCGCCAGGGGCTTCATCAGCTCAACGCGCTGGACGCCCTGAACATGCAGAGCGGCATAGATCGCAGACAACCGCACGTCACGCCCCAGGCGACGCTGCTCGTTGATGTATGCCGCACCCTGCGCTTTCGCGGCCGCCAGGATGGGTTCCTTTGCCGGGCCGGGATAGACATAAAGAACCGCATCAATTTCATAGGGGACAATCTCAGCAGATCGGACACTCACCCGATCCGCCACCGGCCGTACAGCCTCATCATTCAGGGCCTCACCGACGACCTGCAGTAAGTCTTCCGGCGCAGTACCATCGCCGTCACGGGCCAGAATAGTCACCACGACTTCCGCCGGTGACGGGCTGAACGCCGACGCGTCCGCCACCCGACCATCCGAGCTAAGCGCGTGATATTCATAGGCTCCGACTGGCCCGGCAACGCTCATCCCCTCAAAGGCCGCGGGGATGCGCTGGCGATAATCCGCGTCAGATTCCATAACTGCCTCCGTGGGCGGCGTTGTGGTGTCATCTGCAGCTGTAATCACCCGGCGCTGTACGTTGTTATTCGCGCCTAAATTGTCCAGGTCATCCCCGCCGGAATAGGCCACCATCACGGCTTTCGCCGCCTCGTTAATCCGCTGGCGCAGCAGCAGCTCCCGGTACACATTTTCCTGCAGCATTTTCACCACCGGCTCAGACTCAAGCGCTAAGGTGCGGGCCACGGCCTCCTGTTCTTCTGCCGGAAATAACGCGACAAATTCAGCCTTGCGCTCAGACAGCAGGGTTTCAAAATCCGGCACATCCACAATTTGCGGCGGCGGCAGCTGGGAAAGGTCAATAACGGCCATTGTCTGCTCCTGTCGATACGGAAAGGGACACGGGCACGCCGTCATTACGCTGGCCTGCCAGCTCAATAACCATTGCGCCATCCATGCTGCTGCTGTTAACCGTGATAGTGTCCAGCTGCAGCCGCGGCTCCCAGCGCCGCAACGCCACATACACCGCAGCCATGATCTGCAGGCGCAGCGCCGGGTTTTGCGGCTGGTCAATGAGCGCTGAAAGCAGGGAACCATACTCCCGGCGCGCAAGCCGGCTCCCTTGCGGGGTCAGCAAAATGTCACGCACCGACTGGCGCAGGTGGTCAGTTTCCGTTATGGCTCTGCCGGTATCGCGGCTCATCCCGATATAGAGCGTCAAAATGGATCTCCCGTCGTTCCGCCACTGTCGCCAGGGTGTTTATGCTTATCAGCAACGACGCCGTTTGACGTCATCGCGCCGCCGCCGTGGGTCACATCGCCGTTCAGGATCACGTTGCTGTTAATTAGGGTGGTGTCAGCCTCGATCACAAACTCACCGGTTTTGCAGGAGACAACCTGCGAAGACTCAATCAGCACGCTTTTCACGCCGCGAATAATCCAGCGCCCGGTGGCGGGGTCGTATTCGAACCAGCCACCATCCTCGTATGCGGTCACGTCCGCACTTTCAGAGTCTGACGGCGGCGGGCAGGCGTTGGAGTAGATGGCCGGAAGCGCAAAGGCTGTTTCCAGATTGCCGCCCAGGCTGAACAGCACCACCTGCTCCCCTGGAGACGGGCACCACCAGGTGCGGGATTTACCTGCACGGTAGGTCAGCCAGTTAATCCAGTTGGTTTCGAGGTCGCCCGTTTTCACCCGGCACAGCCAGCCGTCCCGGTCCACTTCGGTCACAATGCCGGTGCGGATCAGATTGGTGATAAGGCGCATGATTTCGGTTAATTGCGTATTCATGAAGGCAAGATTGCCACGCGCGGAGGGAGTGCGGCAGCGTGGCGGGTTGTGTCATCCCTGACACAAAATCACTGTGACAACCAACGCAGTAAGACGTCTCGCGTAATGTCTTCTGATTCATCATTGATGCCGAGCAACCGGCGCTCTGCATATTTGACTTCCGGCCCTTTACGGCTGACCCGATCACGCAAGCCATAGTGATGCACGCGGGCTATGCGCTGCACACGGCTCTCAAACTCGACGCTTGCCGAGTCCTGGCTGGCGACGGCTTTCAGGTATTTTGTGGTGCGGAGTTTTGCAAACATCTGCCGACGGATGCGGCCCTGTTTCGTTCTGGCCGTCACGCGACGCGGCTCGTAAGCCGTCCCGTCGGGGTTGCGCTGCATCCTGATATTTTTCTGCTGGCTGCGGCGCAGCTGCTGCGCCAGCTCCCGCATCATGCGCTTACGTGCGGCAGGCTCCAGACCCGCCAAGAGCGCATCTAACCAGGCGTCAACTTCCTGCAGCTCAGCCACGGCTCACCGCCCACATTTCGTCCGGTTCGTCCGGTTCCGGCACCGCTTCGACGCTGGACACGTCACCGTCAGCGCTGACTATCACACGCTCTGTCAGTTGCAGATTCAGGCTGATATCACAGATATCATTACGCAAAATGTCGACTTCAAAGGAAAGCAACTTTTCCCGCAGTTCCGGGTTATGAATAGCATCCGGCTGATTTTCCCTTAACCAGGCCACCACCGGCGCCATCAATAACCCCTGATCGCCGCTGAAATCCACAATCACCACATTCAGGGTGTAACGATACTCCCATGAAAGTGACGCTGCCCCGGTTGCCACCACCGATCCGTTATCAACGAACAAATGCAGCTTATCCGGGTTATCGCGGACATATGGCACCGCGCTATTCAGGGCGCGGCGTAAGGATTGAGGCTTGTTCACTGTTTCGCTCCTGACAGGAAATTATCGTGTCCACTTTATCGGCGCAGACCGCCCAGGCCGCCTCCGCTTCATCCAGCGCGGTCAGCAGATCGCCGTTAGTGCGTGCCGCCGACTTTTCCAGGCGGCACTGCGTCACCCTGGGACAACCATTCACGGTAAGCAGCACCTCCGGCGAGGGCTGGACGTTCGCGCATCCTGATAATGTCAGCAGGCAGAAGAGTGTCAGCCCAGCGGCGTAAATCCTCATTTTCACGTTTTAACTCCTCAATTCTGCGCTGACGGCTTCGCAGCAGCGCGTTTGTACTTTCTGCCGCCGCGTAAAGCCTTGCCTGTTCCCGGTTATTGGTTTCGGACAGGATGGACAGGGCGATCAGCTGGCTGTTCGTTTTTGCCAGTTTTTCGCCTGTCGTTTTCAGATCCCGCCCTTGCTGCTCGATGGTCTGGCTGGCCTCCTTCATCCGCCATGACTGCCAGCCAAGCGCCAGCACTACCAGCGCCAGAATTACCGCCAGCGCCTTCGTCATACCGTCACCGGCTCCGCATCAATAATCTGCGCACGCAGAACCTTAAGCGCGACCAGCGTCAGCAGATAAAATACCAGGGTGACAACGTGGCCCGTAAAGGTGAGAAAAATCACAAGCAGTGAACACCTGGCCCATCTGATCACCTGGTTTCCTGGCGTACTGAAAAAGCGCGTCAGCGCCTGCTTTGCCTCTCCCCGATGAGTGCCGCCCGCATACCACCCAGCCATGCAAAGCAGCACCGCTCCCCAGCTCAGCAGGCAGGCTACCCAGGTCAAGGCTGTAACCAGTGCCGTAACAATACTGTTTGGAACAAAGAGACTAAAAATCATCAGCGCCGTGTACAGCACCGAAAATAACCCACCGATCAGTTTCTTTTTCATTTCGTTACGCTCCTTTTAAGCACCAGGACAGCTCCCGCGCGCGGCGGTTGTCCAGCCCCGGATTAAATACGCCTTTGACGTATACCCAGCGCGGCAACTGATAGCAGGCATCGCGCCAGCGCTTCTGATTGATAAACCTCACCATGGTTGAACCGCAGGCATTGCCGGTTCCCACGTTGAAGGCCAGCGATACCAGCGCGTCATAGACGTTCTGCGGTACGCTCACCAGGACACAGCGATCCAGCGCCTTCTCCACCCTTAAAACGTTGGTGATGAAACTCCCGGCGGCCTGCCGTTCCGTGATGGTCTTCCCCGGCACCACGCCGGACGTATTGCCAATGCCATCGGTCCACACCCCCGCATCACACTGATACGGCTGCAGGCGGCAACCCTCGTAATCGGCTATCAGCTTCAACCCTTCCACTGAGGTATGAAGTTGCTGAAAGCCCGGCAGGGTGGCGGCAATCGCCAGCACCGCCCCTACCAGACAGCGTTTAACGGTTGAAGGATTCATATTCCCCCTGTGTAATTTTTCCGCCGCGCAGCAGCTGGTAGGTTTTGTGTTTGTAGTACCAGTTGATGGCCAGCATCAGCACGCCAATCAACACACCGCCCACTGTCGACACATCCTTAAGCGATAAATCTCCCATCCATGCCAGCAGTACAGCGATGCAGTACGTGATGAAGGCGCTGATCCGTTCAAGCGTCATATTTCAGTCCCATAACTGGACGGTCTGCACCGTGGAAGTGGTGGCAATATCCGGCAGCTCCACCTGCAGCCCGTGTGGTAAGAACGGGCCGTGCTCAGCCAGCCCCGGATTTGCCTGCAGTACCTGCTCCGTGACGCCCTGCGTGCGTCCGTAATGACGCCAGCAAAGCGCGTCCACCGTGTCACCCTGGTACGCACGCACTTTCATCAGATCAGCTCCACCGTACAGTGAGGCGCATCCTGCACCCGGCTAATTGCCCAGCGCGCATCACGCCACAGATCGCCGCTGGCCTCCGCCAGCTCATCCCCCCTTTTCACACCGGAGGCCGTGGCGTCGTAGTCCTGGTAACGCTCATTCACCTGCGCACGTGCCCAGCAATAAACGGCGTTGTGGTAGTGGTGAATGCGTTCGCTTTTACCGTCCAGCAAGTCCGCCGGTACATCGGCCAGCGTCATAAATCCCAGCGCCTGCTGGCGCTTGCGGAAGTCGTACAGCTCCGCATTGACCTCTGACATCGCAGACCGGATGAGTTGTCCGAGACGGGGTGACGTCACCGTGCCATCCGTCCGCATCACGCTGCGAAACTCTGATAAATCAACATCGGGCCAGAACGGCGTATTTTTGATAATTTCCGCCTGTTCCGGCGCCTGCTCAGGCGCAACAAACTTCATGCGGGCTTTCTCCTGAAATAGTGGGCGGTGGACGGGGTTTTGATGTGGCAAAAGCCTTTCGCCACCCCGTGCCGCCCGTGCGCGGGGCACGTTCCGTTAACGGCTGTCATTGCGCAATCTGCGCTCCAGCTGCTGTTTTTCTTTTTTGACGCCACAGCGTGGATCAAGCTGCAGCGCATGATTGATGTGATTCAGGGCGGAGGCCGGGCTGGTTTCGGTCAGTACAGCGCCAATCGCTTTATGCAGGCGTGCCCGTGACTGGTCTGGCATATCCTGGCCGTCTGTCAGCTCCAGTGTCTGCAGTAACAATCCGGCATCGAAAGATTCACCTGCCAGCAGGGCGGCCTGCGCAGCGTCTGCCATTTCCTCTGCCAGCACTGTCTGGACGTTACGGTTTCCGATGGGCATCACCCATCCGTGCCGCAGCGCATGACGCCCTGCATCGAGCGCACCGGCATAATCACCGGCATCGATACGCCAGAGCATTACAAACATCACCACGTCATCCTGCCGGGCACCATCAGCAGCCAGCACCCCCTCCACCCAGGCGGAATAACGGGGCAGCAGTTCCACTTTGATTTGGGCTTTCTTCACGGTGGACTGGATACCTTTCAGGCGGCGGCGATCCTCCGCCAGCTGCATCAGCATCAGGTCATACCCTGTCGCGTGACGAACATTGCCGCCCTGCCGGGCGGCCTGTTCAGCCTGGACGCGCAGGCGGTGCTGCCGTGCGGGACTCAGGCTCATGTGTTATGCCCCCTCGCCTTCCGGTACAGCTGGCGCGCTGAAATCCCCCATCTGGATGTTTTCGACCAGCGCCGCGCAGCGGTAATCCTCAACCACATACGCTTCATTGACGGACTCGAAATTCTCGACCCGGTCACGTTTCGGGTTATCGATAACAGAACGACGGCGGGTATCTTCCTGCCAGTAAATGGACAGGTTATCCAGGCGGGTGATCAGCAGTGCATTCGCAGGGAAATACGGCGCGCGTACAGCCTGCAGGCCACCCATGCGTTTCTGGCTGATGATCAGATCAGCGGCCAGCTTCTCCGTGTTCTCCTGGTCTTTGTTAACCAGCGGGAAATACTTGTCAGACAGCAGTTCACGGCCACAGACCACCACCAGATCATCATCATCCTGATACACCGGGTCGATCAGCTCGTTGACCGCATCCATCACCACGGCATCCAGGTTGGCATAATCGCCACCCTTACCAACCTTCACGGCGCCTTTGGTGGTCACGCCGTCTTTGGTTTCGCTGCCCATGACATGATCCGGCGCATCTTCGCGGATTTTTTGCAGCCAGCCCTTATTTACGTCCTGCAGCATCGGGTTGGCGTCGCGGTCAGAGGTTTTGGCACGCTTCACGCCGTTGAACCCGATCATGATGCGGTCCAGAGCCTGGCGCTTCACGATGGCGTTACGGATCCGTACCTGGAAATCCTGGAATTTTGCCCACAGGTCCAGCTTTGCGTAGGTCAGCACCGTATCAAAGTTGGTCTGCTCGCATTTGTATTCCACGTCCGCCATCACTGTCGGGTCAGTTGGTTCGCGCTCTTTGGTGGTGGTATCCGTGGTACCGGCAATCGTGCTACCGACACCCAGACCCAGCAGCTGGCCTGACTGCTCATCCACCGGGGTGATGTTAATCAGTGTCAGAAAGGCAGCGGACTGCTGGATCTGGTCTTCCAGCGTCTGCTGTACCGACGGCTCAACGGTGAATTTGCTGGAAAGTTCTTCCACTTCCACGTTGTTCAGGCGTGCCAGCTGCTGCAGGTAGGCGTTAAAGGCAAAACGGGTTTTCTTTTTCATTGGTTCTTATGCTCCATCAGCAATTGGTCAGTGTGCCTGCCGGTGCGTTTCCGCCCGGCGCGCGCTGGCGATAATCTTTGCGGCTGTCTTCCTGGCTCAGCCGCTGCTCCAGTTCAGCAAAAGCGGTCTGCTGTTCCTGCAGGGAGGATTCCAGCTCAGCAATGCGCGCATCCTGCGCAGACAGGGAGTTATCAGTACGTTCGCTCAGGTTTTGCTGTTCAGTAGCAATCAGCTCCACCGCGCGATGCACGTCAGAAAAACGCGCTTCATCGCTCTGTTCTTTTTTGGTGAACATCGCGGCAACGCGGGAAAACAGGGAGGGCTTTTCGTCCTGGACTTCTTCCCACTCGATCAGCGTTTCTTCTGCGGCGGAAAAGAGGTTTTCAGGGTTTTGCTTGCGGCCTGCCAGGGGGTTACTTCTGGCGCTGGCGCTAAACTGCAGCATTTCAGTACCGAGGCTTGCGGGATCATCCGTCGCCGCCAGGCCAATCAGGTAGGCTTTGCCGGTATCGGCAAAGCTGGTATTGACTTCCATTGAGGTAAACAGCTTTTGCAGATTACGGGTATACGCCACCAGGTCCTCTGACGGGGTGATCCACGCATACAGGGCCATTTTCCCTTTCAGCGGGCCGTCTGTAATCTCCTCTGCCTCCAGCTTATCCACGGTCCCGAAACGGCGGAATGGGCTATCAGGGGTGTAACCCTTGATGTGCTCGAGATTAATCAACGCGGTATACACCTGCGGGTCATAGCTCGCCGCCATCTGTTCCAGCCAGGCACGCTCAATATTGCGCCCGTCTGTCGTTGCCCCTTCCACACCGATGCGGAAGCGCTTTGCTTTTACAGCCATGTGACCGACTCCATCAAATAACTCTGTGAGGCCTTATGGTTGCTGCGATGGAGGGGGTGAAACAACGCGCGGACCTTGTGCGGTAAACCATACAAAGGCCAGCCGGGGAAAGGCGCCAGGCAAGGCCGTATGTTTGTGCCATGGAAACGATGACCCCCGCAGACCTCGATCCCCGCAGGCAGGCATTACTGCTGTATTTTCAGGGATACCGCGTAGCCCGCATTGCTGAAATGCTGGGCGAAAAAGTTGCAACCGTTCACAGCTGGAAAAAGCGCGACAAGTGGGGCGAATATGGCCCACTCGATCAGATGCAGCTCACCACTGCCGCCCGCTATTGCCAGCTCATCATGAAGGAGCACAAGGAAGGGAAAGACTTTAAAGAAATAGACCTGCTGGCGCGCCAGTCCGAGCGCCACGCCCGCATCGGTAAATTTAACAACGGTGGTAATGAGGCGGACCTTAACCCCAACGTGCAAAACCGCAACCGCGGCCCCCGCAAGACACCAGAAAAGAACCTGTTTACTGACGAACAGATCGAAAAGCTGGAAGAAATTTTCCGCAACGGAATGTTTGAATATCAGCGCCACTGGTGGGAAGCAGGAATTAAGCACCGCATCCGCAACGTGCTTAAATCGCGCCAGATCGGCGCTACGTATTATTTCGCGCGTGAAGCGCTGATGGACGCCCTGATGACAGGGCGAAACCAGATTTTCCTGTCAGCCAGTAAAGCCCAGGCGCATGTTTTTAAGCAGTACATCATCGAGTTTGCCAAAGAAGTCGACGTGGAATTAAAAGGCGATCCCATGGTGCTGCCAAACGGCGCCACGCTGTATTTTCTCGGAACCAACGCCCGCACCGCACAGAGCTACCACGGCAACCTGTATCTTGATGAGTATTTCTGGATCCCGAAATTTCAGGAGCTACGTAAAGTCGCCTCCGGCATGGCGCTGCACAAGAAATGGCGCCAGACCTATTTCTCAACGCCTTCCAGCCTGACGCACAGCGCTTACCCGTTCTGGTCCGGCGCCCTGTTCAATCGCGGGCGGGCAAAAGCTGATCGCGTTGATATCGACCTGACCCACTCAGCCCTTGCTGCCGGTCTGCTTTGCGCTGACGGTCAGTTCAGACAGATCGTGACGGTGGAGGACGCCGTGCGCGGTGGCTGCAACCTGTTCGACCTCGACCAGCTGCGCCTGGAGTACAGCCCCGACGAGTACCAGAACCTGCTGATGTGTGAGTTCATCGACGATCTCGCCTCCGTTTTCCCACTGGCTGACCTGCAGGCCTGCATGGTGGACAGCTGGGAAGTCTGGGAAGACTTTCAGGCGCTGGCCCTGCGTCCGTTCGGCTGGCGCGAAGTCTGGATCGGCTATGACCCGGCGAAAGGTACCCAGAACGGTGACAGCGCTGGCTGCGTAGTCATTGCCCCGCCGACGGTGCCCGGCGGTAAGTTCCGCATCCTTGAGCGTCATCAGTGGCGCGGAATGGACTTCCGCGCCCAGGCAGAGGCCATCCGCAAACTGACTCAGCAGTATAACGTGACCTACATCGGCATTGACTCCACCGGAGTCGGTCACGGTGTTTATGAAAACGTAAAAGGCTTTTTCCCTGCCGTGCGGGAGTTTGTCTATAACCCCAACGTCAAAAACGCCCTGGTACTCAAGGCATACGACATTATCAGCCACCGCCGTCTGGAGTTTGACGCCGGGCACACCGACATTGCGCAGTCATTTATGGCTATCCGCCGCGCCACCACGGCCAGCGGAAACCGCCCTACCTACGAAGCCAGCCGCAGCGAAGAAGCCAGCCACGCCGATCTGGCCTGGGCAACGATGCACGCACTGTTTAACGAACCACTGCAGGGCGAAGCCGCCAATACCAGCAACATTGTGGAGATTTTTTAATGACTGAGAATACCGCACAGGAAGTGATGCCACCTGACGTACAACCCAATGATGCAGCGACTACCCAGGCGTTCAGCTTTGGCGATCCCATTCCGGTACTGGACCGCCGCGAACTTCTGGACTACGTGGAATGTGTGCAAATGGACCGCTGGTATGAGCCGCCGGTGAGCTTTGACGGGCTGGCCCGGACCTATCGCGCCGCTGTACATCACAGCTCACCGATTGCCGTTAAGCGTGACATTCTCAGTAGTACCTACATCCCCCACCGCCTGCTCAGTCAGCAGGCTTTTGCCCGTTTCATCCAGGACTATCTTGTGTTCGGTAACGCCTATCTGGAAAAACGGACGAACAGGCTGGGCGGCGTCCTGTCACTGGAGCCATCACTGGCGAAGTACACCCGGCGAGGTCTTGACCTCGACACTTACTGGTTTGTGCAATATGGGCTTACTACACAGCCCTATGAGTTCACAACGGGTAGCATCTTTCACCTGATGGAGCCGGACATTAACCAGGAAATCTACGGACTGCCCGGCTACCTCTCAGCTATCCCTTCAACTCTGCTTAATGAGTCAGCTACGCTGTTCCGCCGGAAGTATTACATCAACGGCAGCCATGCGGGTTTCATCATGTACATGACCGACGCAGCGCAGAATCAGGAAGACGTGAACAATATCCGCCAGGCAATGAAAAGCGCCAAGGGACCGGGCAACTTCCGCAACCTGTTTATGTACTCACCTAACGGTAAAAAGGACGGCATCCAGATCATCCCACTGTCAGAAGTAGCGGCAAAGGATGAGTTTCTGAATATCAAAAACGTGAGCCGTGATGACATGATGGCTGCGCACCGCGTCCCCCCGCAGATGATGGGCATCATTCCCAACAATACCGGCGGGTTCGGTGACGTGGAAAAGGCCAGCCGCGTCTTTGTCCGCAACGAACTGATGCCACTGCAGAAGCGATTGCAGGAATTGAATAAGTGGCTGGGCGAAGAGGTGATCCGATTCGACCCCTATACGCTGGACCTGCAGGAAGACTGACCCAGCGTAACCCCCTCTATAAGCGCCTCAGCAGCCCCCTGCGAGGCGCTATTTTTTTGCCCCTCCGTTCTACCCCCCTCCCCGTCCGCCCGTCAGCGGCCCGGAAAATGCGCCGGATTTTCACCATTTCACCCCGTTGCGCGCGCTCGTATCCCCGCCACGCCTGCCCGCTTTGTGTAGTGGTTTTCATGCACCTGCATGAGATATGAAAAAGCCCGCCAGAACTGGCGGGCCGGAGCTAAAACGATCCTCAAACGATCATGCAGATTCATGCGGCATAGTCATGCACTCTCTTTTTTTTCAGGTTAGCCTGAAATCCTCGTCAAAATCCATAAAGTTTTCAGCTACTCGCGATGAAAGGATGATGTACTTAATCCCCTCATCCAAGGGAACTGGACGATCAAGTTCAAGCATAAAAACACCATCATAGGTTTTACCCAGCCAGAACCCGCCGCCGCAGGATTTTGGCCGCTGAAAAAGCACCCAACCACCCGGAACAAACTTCGGCAGCGGCTCATAGCGATAAATAACCTGATAATTACTGTCTTTAGACCCCATAGCCTAACGCCTCGCCTTGCTCGTTGTTCAACCTTGCAGGCGGTAAAAACCAGTTTTATCGCCTGCAACGTTTTGTTAATGCAGCCAGCTATCGTCCTCCCAGACCTGCTGCATAATTTCCATTACCCGCTGCTTATCCTCATCAAGTTTTAAGCCGGTCAACTCGATACCGTTGGCACTGCCTTTGCGAATGCGGATCGCCGTCTTGGGATATAAAGGGATCAGGTTGCGGTAAAGCTCGGTTTCGAGTGCTTCCAGTGTCGCCTGGCTAATTTTCTGCTCTTTATCAATCATTATTTCGACACGCATGGAGATCATCCCCCTAACTGGAAACATCCATTGACCGGCTGTATTCATGGCTACGAATTTTCGCCATTAATTCATCAGTCAGCTCAGAAACCCACTGGATAGCAAGTCGCTTCTCTTCATCGCTGCACTCACTAGCCGCTACAAGCTTGATAAAAAAATCAATACGCTGGAGCTTTAACGACTCCAAAAGGTAGTCCTGCATTTCCCCTCCTATCCTCACTACGGGATATCCGTTGCCATATCCCCACAAAAGGATATGGCTATACTGTACATACATCCACTGGATATACATACAGTATAATATGATTTTCTTCCTGTAAAATAGTTTTTATCATTCAATCAGATGTGTCCCATATGGTGAGATAAAGGCATTAATTGTGCCCCTTCATCAGTACCACTGGCGCCATTTATCATCTTCCTGCAGCCTTTGGTTCCGGTAAAAAACACGCAGACCGGCACCGGATGGAATACTGCCGCCGCGCAGAAGCAGATCGATCTCCGCCTCCGAACCATCAAAGCCTCTCGATTTAAGTTCATACTCCAGCTGCAGGCGCTGCTGATTATCCACATCCTGCCTGTACCCTTTCCGGCGCTTAGGCTTAACCATGCGAAGCCGTGCGTTTAGCTCCCTCAGCTCTTTTTTGCTCATGCTATGGAGATACTCCTGCAGCTCCCGCTCATCCATACCCGCAATATCCGGTAAATCATGCCCGCTTACGGCCCCGTTTTCGTTCATTTTTTCCACAGGGGGACAGTTATTGCCACGAGTCCAAGGGGCGCAAGCGCCCTGGTCGGCTGGCGCCTCCTGAACGTCAACGGCCTTACGAACCATTTTCCACTTCATCGCATGCGTGCAAATCCGGCCCTCAATAATCGGGGACCAGATGCCATAAATACGGATGCCGTGATCGCCATAGGCTGATGGCTCGTCATTGAGTTCATAAGCCGTGCGGACCAGGTGATGTTTACGCGGAACCAGTACGCCGCCCTGTTTCATGATGTAGGTGGCAAAACACCCGGCATCGGCTGCCGCCAGCACGGCATCCAGACGCGGGTTATCCAGTACCGGCGCACCGGCTTTTTTATCGGCCTGCTGTCGCGCGGCCTGGCCTGCCAGCAAACGCAGCTCGCGATAAGCCTGGCGGCCCGGTATACCGAAAAAGCGGAATTGCTGGACGCGATGCAGCGAAGCCCAGGCATTGACATGTTCGGCATTGTCCCGCAGTGATCTGCCGGTTTCTTTGCTGATTTCGTTAGCCAGTCCACGCCCGTCGATGTTCTTACTGATGTACTTCGCGATGTAGCTGGTAGGCGTACCCTTGCGCGGGTTGATCAGCTCAGACTTAAAACGCGGGCCGGTATTGTTGCCCAGCTCCTGGCGGTCCTCACGGATGGCAAATTTACGCAGCAGCGCGGTGATGGATTTGCGGTCTTTTTTGCGCATGAAGCAAAGCAGGTGCCAGTGCACGGTGCCGTCATGGTGTGGCTCAGCAACGCGGACGCCATACCAGCGCAGCCCGGCTTTGTGCATCGCCTTACGGAAGGCGGCGAACATATTCACCAGATAATCGCTGCTCTGCCGTACCGTGGCACTGGTCCATTTAGGGTTTGGCCTGCCGTTATTGAGTGTTGCGTGAAAGCGTGACGGACAGGTGATGGTATAGAACACGGCGCATTCACCACGCATTTCTGCGATCAGCTCCAGCCCTTTAACGCAGGCCATCATTTCGTTGCGCCGGTGTGCCGGATTGCTGCTGCTGGCGTTTACCACGTCTTCCATATCCAGCGTATCGCCCTGCTCATTGGTCAGCTCATGCGAGCGGAAGAACTCCAGCGATTTGCGGCGCTGTTCGCGTTTATGGATCACGGCCTCATAGCTGACATACGGAGACGCCTTTTTGTTAACCAGGCAGACGGCGCGCAGCTGTTCTTCTCGCCATTCACACCGCATCTGCCACAGCTTGCGATACCACCAGTCAGCACAGAGCATACGGGCAAGCGAACCCGGAATAAGTTCGTACGGGACCGGGTTACGGCGGTGCTTTTTACGGCGCAGCTGCTCGAAAGCAGGCGGGATAACATCAAGGCGCATGGCCTCAGCGGCCACCCTTTCCCATGACCGGCGGATCTCTTCTGGCGTAACGTCTTCATCCGCAAACAGCTCACCGCAGGCAGCATCCAGACACATGCTCATGTGTGCCGCCACCAAGGTAGATAACCGCTTAACCTGATCCTGGTTCATTTCCGGCAGAACCAGCAGGCCCTCCAGCCCGTCGTGGCTCGCCATAAACCGGAATGACGCAGAAACCTGGCTGGCACGCACGCGCTCCAGGCGTTCAAGGCACGGCCTGATGGTTTCACGCAGGTAGCGGGAATAGGCTTTTGCTCTGCCCAGACTATGGAAATATTTAATCCGCTCCAGCAGAGGCTTGCTGATATGGGACGGCATGGCGTTAACGTCAGCCAGAATGACCAGATCGGGATTAAAACGCTGCTGCTCGCGCGCCATTTTGGCATGGCTAATCAGCCGGTCCTGCTCCATTTCACGCTGGACAGGATCACGGGATTCATTGAAGAAATAGCGTTCCCAGACCTCATCGCTCATCGCCTCACGGCGCAGCTGCTCCTGCTCGTTGTCGCTGGCGTAGAGAGCGATCAGGTTTGAAAGCGCAGACACCGGCGCAACTTCCGCCGGGTCCGTGTATGGGTTAACCGCTTTTTTCGGGGTATTCCAGACAAAAGCAGCGGCGGCATCATCTGCACCGCCGTAGTTTTTAACGTCGTGATGGCTCACACAAATACTCTCTTTGGAAAGTTTCGTAAGACGCACTCACGACTGGATACGCTGCCAGATCAAACCCTGACCAGAACAGAGGTTGAGAAACAGCGATAATTTCAGTTGCAGACTTACCATCACCACCGGCAACGCCCATACTGCGTTTTGCGTTAATACGGTGGCGGGTAAAATTCTGGTAAATCGCGTTCGTCAGCTCGGTTTCATTGTTCGACACAACAACCTGATGGCCTGCTGATGCCAGTACATCAAGGGTCGTCGCCAGGCGACGCTGTTCAAGCTCATTGAAACCATCAGTGTGATAATCGGTAAATGTTCCGTCATAAGGTGGGTCGCAATAAATCACATCACCTACTTTGACCATCGCTAAAGTTTCCTCATAGCTGGCACAAATGAAGGTGGCGCGTTTTGCTTTCTCTGCAAATGCTCTGATTTCGTCTTCCGGGAAATATGGTTTTTTATAATTCCCGTATGGAACGTTAAATTCACCTTTCCTGTTATAACGACACAGGCCACGATAGCCGTGGCGATTGAGATATAGGAAAAATACAGCCTTCCAGAAATCAGTAGTTTCAGATGAATGATTAAAATCCTGACGAATATTGTAATAAGAGGTTTCGCTATTAGTGCTGGCAAAGAACCCTTTAGCGTTAGTAATAAATTTCTCGCAGTTAAATGCAATCTGCTTATAAAGATTAATCAGGTCTGAATTAATATCCGCGATAAGATAATGAGGATACTCTGTCGCCATCATCACAGCGCAGGAACCCGCGAAAGGTTCAACCAGTCGCAGGCCTGCAGGCAGGTGCTTTTTCAGCTCATGCATGACGGCGGTCTTATTGCCCGCCCATTTCAGGATGGTGCTCATATAGCACCCCCATTGTAGTGTTTGCCTTTCAGCTCTGCGATTTCCTGACAGGTGATGCAGCACTGCACGCCGGGAAGCGCACGGCGGCGAGCGGGCGGGATTGGCGCATCACATTCGATGCATAAAACGCGGGAAACGCCCGGCTCTTTACTGCGGGCGGTGTGGATGTGCCGCTGGCGTTCTTCTTCAACGCGCTGCTGTACGAGGTCCATAGAATCAGCCATCAGTGGATCTCCTGCGCTTCGTTCTGGATGTTTTCCGCAGCAACGCGCAGCAGCTCCGCTGCCTCCACGTGATTAAGCTGGCGCGATGTGATGTGACACGCCAGGCTATCAAGGCGGGCAGCCATTGCCGCAGCACGTGCTCGGCGTTCTTCCATGCGGGCCTCTGTCAGCATCTGGTTAAGACCTGCATCATCCGGGCCGATTTTGTTGGAACGAGTTTCGATATTTCGCATTGTTGACTCTCCTGAATTTTGGCAAAAGAATGCCAGGCGGGTTTACGCCATTAATTTCTGTTACTGGTTAATTCGGCATGGTTAGCCGCTTTGGAAATAAGCTCACCACTGCACGAAAATGGTTCATTGCTTTTATCAGCTCCCGCTTTTCGTCAGTCGTCAGCTCATTCATATTGACGTTATGACGATCCGCCGGAATCTTAGCCATAAAGAATATGGCGGCTAAGGCACGCTCATTTTGTTTATGGTTAATATCTCGCTGGTCCCGCATATCGCTAATAAAACGCTCCAGTTCAGGTTCTATATTCAAGCCGAACACTTTCGCCCTTAGCTCTGCAATATGATTCAGGCCATCCAGCCGATGTCCCGGACTTAGTGGAACAGTCGCAGAATCGCCTTCAATAGCCATGGTTTCCCCTGTTTATTAGTACGCAGTTCAGCCAGCAGCGCATCCTGCGAGCGGCACGGGTGCCAGCGCTTGCCATCTTTACCCATGATCCAGCCATGCCCGAAATGCGGTGATGGACTTTGCTTAACGAGAAGCGATGCGATTGATGGTTGGTTATTCAACATAGCCACCTCAGATCAAACCAAACGAGGCGCCCAGGCCAGTAACTGTATCAATGGTGCTGGCCATCGCCGGGCTTGCCTGCAGGCGCGCCTGCAACGTCACTGCGGTTAATGCCATCAGTCGAGTAACTGAATTGATGCTATCAACAATCTGGCGGCGCCCTGCCGTTGTGTGCGCTTCGCCGGAAACAGCGCCTGCAGCCACGCGGCCGATTTCTGCCGTAGCTTTTAGAACATATTCCGGCATCTTTTCGCGCGCGACTTCGTTTAGCGGCACGCACGGTAGGCAGTGGATCTGCGCCAGGAAACCATCAACCAACGCTGAATCCTCGGTCAGATCAGTAAGCAGCCAGATATCCGGTGCGGTAAGTTGGTGCGGCTGGTCAGGGTTTAGCTTATTGCGCAGTGTCTGGACATTCATTCCCGCGCGTTCTGCCAGTTTCGCCATGTTGTGACGCAGCGCGAAAGCCCGGCAGGCTTCATCAAAATGCGGATGTTTGGAAATCCTGAAATCAAACATGTTTTTGGCCTCTCTATATCCCAAAATGGAACTATCAGGCTTGCATTGCGATTTCGCAGCCTTGAGCCGCTTCCATCGTCAATGCAAACATGTTTACTTCGATAAGGCTGTTTACCCCTTCCTTTTTACGAATTGGAAGGCGACCTTCACGGATCATTTGGCGGGCGTAGCTGAGTTTGTAACCGGTACGGCGGCAGAACTCATCCAGGGTAATGAATGGTTCAGACACCACAAGATTGATGCTAGGGCGCATTGATAATTGGCGACTCATGATGCACTATTCCTCGGTTTGGGTGCCTAACTCACTATTAGGCACTGTTTAACACTATTCACAACATCTTGAATCGAGATATTAGGATCACAAAACAATCATGTCAACACGAAACTTAACGAATAAAGATGACGTAAAGCTGATTCGAGATTTCATATCTCAAAATAGAGGCGGAAAAGAGGTCATTGCTCGCATTCTGGAAGCTTATGGTTTCACTACCCGCATAGCCCTCTGCCATCAGCTTGGCGTCTCGCAAAGCACTATGGCTAACAGGTATGCACGCGATACCTTCCCAGCCGACTGGGTGATCGTTTGTCATCTTGAAACAGGAGCATCACTAATTTGGCTTAGCACAGGGGAAGGAAGCAGGTTCCCTGGGGGCAACGATGAAAATATCACCTATTTAAAACGCATGGACATCACGAATGGGAATATCTCAACCCAAAAAGATGTCATAGCTGATACATCGACAATTCCAGAGGGCTTGAATTCACCGTTCATCCTGAATGCTGACAAAACGACCTACCTTGCTGACCGTTACGATGGCGAATTGGTAGATGGGTTCTGGTTCATTGAAATTGATGGGATTGTAAGCGTCCGCGAGCTGTACCGCTTTCCTGGCGGACGCGTGCGAGTTGAGAATGGCAAGGCCTCTTTCGAATGCAAAATTGATGACATAAAAATCCTTGGGAAAATAATCACTCGTACAGAGAGCATGTGAATTATGGCTGTTTCAAAACTACCTAACGGAAAGTGGCAGGCTCAGGTTTTCCCAAACGGTAGGGATGGAAAGCGCATCCGTCGCCAGTTCGCGACCAAAGGGGAGGCTTTAGCATTTGAGCGCCACATAAAAGATCAGGCTCAAGATAAGCCGTGGCTGGGCGAGAAAACTGATAAACGCCGCGTTCGGGATTTGGTTACAGCTTGGTATAACGCACATGGCGTTACGCTTGCTGATGGTGAAAAGCGTAAAGGCGCAATGGAGTTTGCCTGTCTCGCAATGGGCGATCCCCTCGCTACAGAATTCAACGCTAAACTGTTCTCAACTTATAGAGAACAGCGACTAAGCGGAAAAATAACCCGCTCTGATCGCGTTAAGGCTGTCACCCCTCGCACGGTTAACCTTGAACTAGCTTACTTTCGGGCTATGTTCAACGAGCTGAAAAGACTTGATGACTGGACAGCACCCAACCCTCTTGAAAACGTCAGAGAGTTTAAGATCGCAGAAATTGAGCTGGCTTGGCTTACAGTTGAGGAAGCGGCTCGCTTGCTGGAAGAATGTGAAAAAAGCAAGGCGGAGGATTTAACCATGATTGTTAAAATCTGCCTTGCAACCGGAGCAAGATGGGGTGAGGCGGAAAGTTTAACTGGAAAGCAGATAAGCCCCGGAAAAATCACTTTTATCAAAACGAAAGGTAAGAAGAACCGAGCTGTTCCTATCAGTGACGAGCTTTATGAATTACTACCCAAAAGCCGAACCTCTAAACCGCTCTTTACCGGATGTTACTCAGCATTCAGGAGCGCAGTAAAACGGGCGGGAATTGAACTTCCTGACGGTCAGCTTTCGCATGTTTTACGGCATACTTTTGCCAGCCATTTCATGATGGGCGGCGGCAATATTTTAGTTTTACAACGCATCCTCGGGCATACAGATATCAAAGTCACGATGCGTTATGCTCACTTCGCCCCTGACCACCTTACAGAAGCGGTTCAACTTAACCCATTAAACCTGATAAGTGGCAGCAAAATGGCAGCACAGCGCAGCACTATGCAATACTTTTCGACAATATACGAAATGCTATGCGTTTGATTTAACTGTATATATTTGTTTTTATTAGAATATAGTTCGGACTCATAATCGCTTGGTCGTTGGTTCAAACCCAACAGGGGCCACCAAATTTTAGATTTAAAATCATATAATTAAGCCACTCGAAAGAGTGGCTTTTTTGTTCCTGAATTTTAAAATGGCACCACAAACCGCTGAGCAGCGCGCATGGCTTAGCGTGTTGTCGCTATCCCATTAAGAGGATAAAAAGTCCGTTATAACGCAGGGAAAATTTGCGCTTACGCTAAAACAGATAGCATTCTGCCTTAGCAAAATATTGCTCAGAGCATCTCGGGCAGCCCATAACCGCCGCACTCCTGTTGACTTCTGTCTAACTACGCAACGTAGTCTTAAAATATCTTTCATTCCTGCAATGCTGGAATTCATACTACTCACGATAAATGTAACAACACAGGTCAATTTCCGAAAAATAACCATAGCCTGCGCCAGCTGATCGAAATCAACGCGTTCCTCCCCCCGCTCTTATATATAACCCGCTGACTTACAAAAAGGATGAAATGATGAAAATACGGGATATATCAATCAGTACCTGTCTGGCACTGTTATTAATGGGTTGCGTAGCTAAACCACCCATGACGACGGAAAATGAAAGAGGCCGCCGCGTTTGCTTTTAATGTCGATGCTTCGCAGGTGACAATTTCCGATACGAGGCAGCAGGATGTGAAAACCAACTTTGTGGTCACCATCGGCAAAACCAGCCATCGCTGCTATGTGACGAAGGCCGCCGAGCCGAAGCTTTACGGGCTGATCCCGCTGGGCGGCGGTAGCACCGTCTCGGATGCCATCTGCGCCGGCGCCAACCCGACGCTAGCGAGCAAAACCTGCGACGCCCTGTCGCAAAAAGCGGGCCGCTGCTGAGCCTTTGCGCAGAAGAAGGCCGCTAACTGCGCATTTAGTCACTTTTTCTGCCGTTTTACCGCGGTCGCTTAGTTCAGCGACCGCACCTGCTGATAAGAATTGAGCCGTTCCCGCAGCGAGGTGAGCCAGACATCCGGCTCCTGACGGCAGATTTCGGTGAGGATCGGCGTCAGCACCAGCTCGGCTTCATGGAAGTCGGTCCACTCCGGCGGCTCCAGTGAAAAAGGATCGTTCATCAGCCAAATCACCATCGGCGTCCAGGCGCGCGGATCCAGTTGCAGATAATCCTGACAGCGCATCATATCTCGGGTCCGCGCCTCATCGGGGACGACATCCTTTCCCACCGCGGCGCTACTCATTGCCAGTACTGTTATTCCTGCCAGCAGATGTTTCCAAACCCATTTTCGCCAGAAGGCGCGTTTTTCTTTCGCCAT